TCATGCGGCACCGTAAAGCTTCGCGGTAGCGTTATCAGCAAGCTTCATTTTGTTGGCATCCCGAACGTACGTTTCCACCTCGGCAAGATTTCTGTGGCCCGTGATGCTCATGATCTCGGAAGCACTGCACCCTGCCTGCGCTAGACGAATACATGCGGCCTTCCGCAGTCCATGTGGAGAGCGGCGTGGTGGTAATCCTGCCTCCCGGGCTGCCTCAATTACCCAGTTCGTGAAGGCCTTCTCCGAACGCGCTTCACCGTAAGCGGTCACGATCAGGTTGAGGTGGTTGTGCTTGATGGTATCGAGCATCGCCCGGAAAGCGCCGTGGATCGGGATGCTGACTTCAACCACATCGCCGCTTTTCTTGATCTTCGTTACGATCCGATTGTTCTGGATATGCTGCCGCCCCAGCCGCACTGCATCGCTTCGTCTCAAGCCTGTGAACAGCAGGATATCAACTGCGATGCGCTGCGGGGTTCCCTCTTCCCACCGCGCATAGAACTTGGCGATGTCGTCTTCCGTCCACGGCTCATAACCCTTGGTCTTGTGCTTGATGCGCTCGGCATTAAGCATCGGGTTCTCGGTCGTGAACTCCCACTTCACGGCCAGCCGCATCAACGTGGCGAGGCGCTTGCGGAGCTTGTGTGCCTGCGCGGTAGACTTCTCTGCGACCGCACCCAGAATAGCATCCACGTGCTTCGCCTTGAGAGCTGCTACAGGCTTCGTGCCGTGCTCCTTGCGGAACTGTTCGATCTGGTTGCGATAGGTGCTCTGCGTGGACTTCTCCAGCGTCGTGAACGCGGAAGACTTGTAGTATTGCGCAATGAGCGCGTCGAAGGAGCGCGGGATGGTCTTGGATGCACCGATCTCCGGCTTCGCTTCAAGCGGCCCTTCCATGGCGCGGTGATACACTTTCCAGAACTCCTCTGAGAACAGAGGCTCCGGCAAAGGGAGCTGTGGTTGCCCGGGCCTGCGCAGATAGGTTCTCCACGTTCCGGTCCTATCCTTGTATCGTCGGGTGTAGCGGGGAAGCTTGTGCCGGATCATTTCAGCACCACGTCGAAGGGATTAGCCCCCGCGTCCTCGGCGGGGTCACCTATCTGCACCCGGATAGAGCCATCCGGGGACGCCTCCACGTGGGTGACGGTCTTGCCAAGCTTCTCCATCGTCTTGACCAGTTTCTTCATCGAGACGACATTAAGCGTAGGCTTCTTGGCCTTCGGCGCGGCCATCGCCTTTTCCAAAAAGGGGAGCATTACAAAGCTCCCATGCTGCGCAGTTCCTTCGCGAAGCTAGGTCCCGCCTTGAGGATGAGCTTGGCGATTTCGGCCACGTCCTTCCCCAGACGATCACCGATAAGCTCAATCGCCTTCCGGGCAGCCTTCGTACCTGCATCCGGCTTCTCAGCCTTCTTCCGCGGTGACTGGCGAAACTGCTGGATCAGCTCCTTCACCGCATCCTTTTGCATTGGCTCATCAGTCTGCGCCGCTTCAATGACCTTAGCGCGGGCATCATCCATCGCCTTGCCAGATGCCAGCGCGTAAATGATCGGGGACGGCAGGTAGCAAACCTCATGGTAGGCGTCCCCGAACTTCTCAGCCACGGCCATGTAGTTTTGAGCTGTACGGGTGGACCACTGGAACTCCTCCTCCAGCCAATCGGTCCAGAGCCTGTCGCCTGCTTTGGATAGGTCGGCCTTCGTTTCGAGAAGAATGCGACCGTTGGCGAGGAAAGACTTCTCCACCACGCGGTTGTTCTCGTGGATGCGTTGGGCTGCAACCTTCGTGCTTGCCCGAAGTGCCTCATCGTCAATGCGGCTGTAGTCGAAGAAGGTTTCAGCTTCGATGATCGGGGTGGCTTTGCTGATCAGGTTGCTGACGTGAAAACCTGCGGTCATGTGATGTTCCTCTATGACTGCGTTAAGCGGCAGAGCGCTGATCGATACGTTCCATGCGTTCCCGCACGGCTCGGATGATCTCAGAAGTTTCAGATGAGGAGTGGATGCTGGCTTGCTCCTTGAGCCAAGCCTTTACCTCTTTGGGCAGGCGAACTAGGAGTTTCTGGTAGTCGTCGTTAGCCACGGTGGCCTCCATTCATTAAGAACAGAGGAAACCTATCCTAAGGATATATATAGCGTCAATATCCTCAGGATATGTGCGGAGAAATCTTTATGGCTCAAGAAAGCCCTAGCCGTCACCTCGCCCAGTTCCAGCTTCGGTTACCGGATGGGATGCGAGAAAAGCTCAAGGAAACGGCTCAAAAAGCCAATCGAACTTTGAACGCGGAAATCGTTTCCCGTCTCCAGTTCACCCTTGATGCTGACGTGGTGGTTCAGGAAGATGGCTTTGATGTCGGGTTGAGCATTGGCACCCCGGAATGGTCTGCCGCTATTGCCAAGCGTAATTCGTCAGACGGTCGGCAGATGTCTGATGCTGACCTTGATTATATCGTGGATCGTCTCGCAGATCGTCTTGCCAGCCGGGATAACTTGAAGGAGCTTCCACAAGGCGTTTCCAAGGCTCTACTTGGAAAATAGTTTTCGTAGTGAAATTGATTGCAATTTCCTAACGCAAGCCAGTTGCGTTTGTGCCTTTAGCTGATGGGAGACGAAGGTGAGCACGTCGGAGACAACAGAGCACATCATCGGCACCTGCCCGTGCGGTGCGGGTCACATCGTCCAAGAGGTTACTACTCAAGATAACCCGTGGAGCAGCGCAGACATCAGCTATAGCGTCTCCTGCAAAGAGTGCCGGAAGCTCTGGTCCGCAGGCCGATCAACTTTGACCAGCATCCCCGATCAGGTTGAGCGGGATAGGGCTTATGCAGTCGTTCGCGACATCAGCGATGAAATTGATGCACTCGTTGCAGACGAGGTGAATGATTATTTTGACAATCCACGCTTCAAGAACATGGCTCAAGAGCAGCGGGAGATGGTGCGGCTTAATTTGATGCCGCGAGACATCCGCAACTATCGGAATGGGCGCAATGCAGGTGTGAGTTACGCCGATCTCTGCCGCCCCCTGAACAATCCCAAATGGCTCCGCAAGCTTCTTGAAGCGTCGGATAAAGTGGCGGAGCTTGACCGACTGCTTGTCGACCACGCGGCTGCGGAAAAGAACTACGGATCGAAACAAATACGCCGGATCACCTTCCGAGACGATGGCTATCGGTGACGTTAGATTTTCGAAGGCAATGACTTCATCAAGGTTCGTCCATGGCTTCATTTTTCAGCAGACTGATCGATACGGAAAAAGAAGGCGATGATGACGGTGAGGCCGGTCAGGCATTCCAAGCACTGGTTGAACTTGCCGACAAATACTGCGGTCCTATCGGGGTTGGGCAGGAATTAATTATCAGCCTTTTTCAGGAACAGTCGGACTGGGCCTTCATCATCCAAATTGATGCGCTTAACGAAACTGCCTGCCGGGACATTATCTCCCGCAAGCTTTCGCTAAACGGCCTCGCACCTGTCAGCGAGGAAGAGATATCGGCCTTCGTGGCATCCATGAGCTATCAGGGTAGAACCTCAATCATCAAATTGATGACGATGGCCGGAACCCCTGCCGAGCATATGGACTTCGTTGAAGCAGTCCGAGTAGTCCGCAATGCGTTTGCACACGACATCAGGTCCGTAAACCGAAGCCTCTTGGACGTTATCGTGGAACGGAAGGATAAGACGCGCCTGCTTAAGGTGCTATCTTATGTGGGGAACTTCGATGAGGAGGAGATGACGCGCTATATTAAGGATGATCCCGGGATATTGCGCTTCGTCATTCTCCAGCAGTGCATGACGTTCCTTTACCTGATCCACATCAACCTACGCGACCGCAAAGAGGGCGCTAAGCTAGCTGGCGAGGGCTAATTCTCCGGGTCGAATACCTCTTTCCATGTGGCTGACACGTCCACGGTGCGGTTTGTCGCCCACGTTCGGTTCCACTTGGTGCATATCCACTTACGGGTGACAGTCTCCCCGGGCAGCTTGAACTTGAACGGGATGTAGCCCTTCTTGCTGGCGAAGAAGTCGAGGATGGTCTTGGCCTCGCTCCAGAGCAAGACGTTCCACGATGGAGACAGCTCCCCCGCATCCCCGTTCAAGCCGTCACCGGCCCGCTGGGTGTAGCCGTCACCGAACTGCGCAGCCAGAACACGCGGCTCCCGGTTCTCGGTGGTGCCGGTGGAGAAGGAAGCGCCAACGGGCGGGGTGAAGGTTTGGAAGGCCATCAGTAGAAATTCCTCTTCCCCATCATCGCCCCGGGGCGCTGTTGCTTGGCGACGAACTCGGTCATTTTGTTCTCCAAAAGCGTGTCCATCTCAGCGGATAAACGTTCGGCCATGGCGGCATCCGCCTCCTTGTTGCCACTCGCCTGCACCGTAATCGGGATGGTTGGGGAGAACACGTTGCTGACTTGGTTGGTGGTGGCACGGATGCTGCCCCGGCCTAGCCCTGCATCAAGGCCGGTCGCTTTGCCGCTGTTGATGGCTTCAAGAGCTGCACGGTTCCTGCGGGTGGCAGCGGCATTCACCACAAACTCTCCATCGCTGAGATAGGCCGGGATGCTGTCGCTGCGGGAGGTGCCGGGGCCGCGAACATCACCGCCACGGGAGAAATGCTGCACGCCTTTCGGGGTGATGAAGCCGCCATCCTTCGCCCCGATGATGGCGCTAAACAAGCTGCCCAAGAGGCCACCGCCACCCGCGGCCGACTTGCCGCCGCCGCCCATGAGGCCTGCAAGCGGTCCCTCGCCAAGGAGCGCAGCTTGAAGCACCGCCTGCGCAAGGCTGGCGATCAACTGCTGGAGCGCCTGTTCTGCTGTCGTGGTGCCGGTGATGAGGCCGGTCAGGGCATCGGCAGCGGTGGAGGCAAAGAAGTCGCTCACCTGCTGGGCCTGTTCCTGTGTCATTGCATATTGCTGGGTGGCAGCCTCAGCCGTCGCCATACCCTGCGCAAGCTGGGTGATCTCCTGCCGCTGCTGGCTAGACAACGGGATGCCCTGCCGCTGGGCCTCAGCAAGCATCTGTTGCTCATAACGATAGGCGGCTGCCGCCTGCTTCGTCATGGTCAAGGCCTGCTGTTCCGTGCGCTGTTCGGCGGTAAACTGGTTGGCCTCGCTAATGATCTGGCGATAGGCTTCCGCCTGTTCGGTCAGTGCCGTGGTCTGCTTCGTGATCTCCTCAGAGCGTGCAGCGGAACGGGCATCGGCATCTTCGACGTGCCAGTTCTCATTTGATAGCGGGAAGGTCAGGCCGAAGTTGCCCGCGTTCTTGTGCACCCACTGCCGTGCCGCATCAGACCCATAACCGAGATCAGCGGCGTTGCCCTTGTTGTGCTGGCTGTTGCCGGGAGGTGCCACCCACTTCCGTGCAGCTTCCGGGCTGCCGTACTTCTTGAGGGCTTGAAGCCATAGCTCCTGCTGTCGCTCCACCGAGCGGTAACCGCTGTTGACGGTGACGCTTCCCTTGAGGTCGGCAGGCATGGAAGCCAGCATCGTGGCAAGCTTCTGCTGGAAACCAGATTGCATGCCGGTGATGTGCTTCGCGTCTTTCCCTGATGCCAGCACGTTGGACAGGTACTTGGCAGGATCATCGGTTGCAGACTTAACCCCCACGGCCTTGAGGGCTGCCCCGCGAAGCTCATTCGCCTGATACACTTCACCCATGGTGCGGGCTTTGCTGAGGGCTGCCTTGTAGGCCGCATCCACACGAGCTTGCGCGTCCAGCGTGGCGAGGTTGTTGGCAAGGTCGGGGATTTCCTCCTTGAGGGCACGGACGGCGCTGGCGAAGCTGTTAAGCCCCTTGGCACCGTTGGCAGCGGCGTTGTTGGTGCCGTCCAGCGCGTTGTTCAAGTTGCTCACGGGAGGTGCCGCACCATTGGCATCCAAGCCGGTCTTGTAGATGAAGTTCTCGCTGTAGCCGTTCCGCCTGTCGAGGATGTCCCGGAGGCGCATCGCCTCAGCGGTCAGCCGCTCAATCTCCTTCTGAGACTGGTTGATGTTCATCGTGTCGGCAGAGCTGCCCATGCTCACCTGCTGGAGGTCGGCAAGGTGCTGTTTCTCAGCCTCAAGGTCCCCGTAAACGCTGGCCAGACGATCTTGCACGTTGCGGGTGCTTTGCTCATCGATCTTGTTGAAGCGGTCCAGCAGGTCGTCGGCAGCACCGACAAGGCCAAGGATGCTCTGCTTCGTCCAGGTGGAGATCGTGGTGCCGATGGCATTGAACTTACGGTCCAGCTCATCAGCCCGGGCGATCACCTCATCATCCATGACCGCACCGAGTTCGTGCGCTTCTTGGATAAGGGTGCGGACGCCTACAGCTCCACGGTCCAACAGCTCCACGAACCGCTCACCACCCGTGCCGCCGAACAGCTCATCCGCGATGCGGATTTGTGCCGCACGGTCCAGATGCTCCAACTTGCCGATGATCTCCACGAGAAGTGCGGACGGGTCAGCCAGCTTCTTTCTCAGGTTCTCGGCACCATAGCCAAGCCGCTGGAACGCTTCGGCAGCGCTGCCCTGTCCGGTGACAATGAACTCATCAGCGCGAAGGGAAAGCTCCTTCATCCCGTCCGTGAGGGCATCAACCGGGATGCGGTTCTGTTGCGCAACGTAGCCAAGCTCTTGAAAGGCACGGGCGCTGAGACCGGCCCGCTTCGCCTCGCTGCCCACGTTGGCGATTTCACGGGTTATGTCCCGAAAACGGGTGGCGATGCCTTCAATGGCACCGACGCTGATGCCGGTCACAAGTCCAGCGATCCCGCCCTTGAGTGCAGCCATGGCCACATTCACGCCCTTGGCAGCACCGGACATGGATTGCTCCAGAGCATCGGCGGAACGCTTCGCCTGCCGCTCGATAGCTTGGAAGTTCTGGTTAGCCGTGCGGTTGGCGCGTTGGAAGTTGCGCTCAAAGTCCCGGATGCGAGCTTCCAAGGAAACCACAAGCTGTTCGGTATCGGTCGGCATGGTCGTCTCCTCAGAAGATCAACAGGCCTTCGGCCCGTTCGTCGGTGTCATAGATTGAACGGGTGTCCTCACCCAGAGAGGCACGGCCCACGGCCATGGCGGCAGCCACGGCACCGTCGATGCGGTCGCGGGACTTGCCCTTGTGGAATGCCTTGTTCCCCGCCTTGTCCGTTTCCACGGCGATGTTGTCGAAGTTCCACCGGAGCACGGGGTGACCGCCATGGCGGAAGCGCCCCGCGATGATGGCCCGCTCCAGCTCCTTGATGGCCGGTGCCATGGTGATCCAGCCTTGCCGCATCTCGATTGCCGGATAGCCGTCATCAGCAAGATTGCTCATCATCACACGGGCAAGGTGCGGGTCGAAGGCGATCTCCCGCACTTGGAAGCGTTCGCAGATGTCACGGATGGTGTCTTCCACCACCCGGAAGTCCACCACGTTGCCGGATGTCGGCTCTATGTAGCCGTCCTCTGCCCACTGCGGATAAGGCACCCCGTCACGGTCTGCCTTGCGGTACAGGTTATCACGGGGGCAGAAGAACCACGGGTGGACGATGTAGCCATCATCCCCATCCTTCCACGCCGCCACGATCACGGTCAGGTCGGAGTTGCTGGAAAGGTCCACGCCTAGCCAGCACGGTTGATGCTCCAGCTCCTCAAGATCGAACGCACCTGCACCCTTGTCATAGGTCGGCATATCCACGAACGGGTCTGCGCTGTGGCCTAGCCAGACGTTCAAATGGAGCTGACGAAAAGCCTCACGGTCTGCGGGGCGTTCTGCCGCTTCCCGGGCAAGCTGGCGAAGGCCGTTGAGGTCGGGATAGCCGTGGATGAGGCCGGGATTGCATGCCTTCCAAACCTCCTCATCCTGCCAATCGGCATCGGGAGAGGTTTCATACAGGATGGGAAGCGTGGCGGGGTCATTGATCTTCCCATCCCGCACCTTGCGGGCGTAATCGATCACCTCGAAGGCGATGTTCTCCTGCCCACGTCCTGCCGTGGTGATGACGATGCAAAGCGAGTTGGGCACTTTAACGAGGCCGGTGCGGATCACGTCCCACAGGTCCCGCTTCTTCCATGCGTGGATTTCATCCACGAGGGCAAAGACGGGGGTGCGGCCATGCTGTGTTCCCGCATCGTTGGAGAGGCTTTCGAGGAAGCACCCGTTGGGGAACGTCATCCGGTTCTTGTATTCTTGAAGCTTGATCGTCCGTCCTTCTTCAAAGCGGCGGCTTGCCTGTCCTTTCCGCCACAGCTCCTGCGCTCCCGCTTCAATGATCCCCTGCGCTTCGGTGAAAGCGAGTTTGGCCTGCTTCCGGTCAGCGGCAGCGGTCAGCACCTCACCACCGGGAACGGCCTCCGGTCCCATCGTATGGAGGAGTGATAGAGCCGCACCAAGCGAGGTCTTGCGGTTGCCCCGGGGCAGCATGATCGTCACGTTCCGCACGATGCGGTTGCCGTGCTCATCGCATGGCCCATAGATTTTGCGGACGATCTCCTCCTGCCAAGGATCAAGCTGGAAATTGCGGTCAGGATGGCGCGACTTCGGGTGCTTCAAGGAGCGGAGGAAATCGACTGCCCTTTGCCCGTAGCCGAACGGATCAGGGATTTCCGGGAAGGATTTGCAATCAATTTCACTTTTCTTTTTTTTCATCACGAGCTTGAGACCCATGTCAGCCTCCTGCCGCTACACAGCGGATGTCCAGCCCCTCGCGACGGCCAAGCTCCTTGATCTCCTTCACGTCATAAGCTTGTCCCCGGTAGGTGACACGATCAGAGGTCAGAAGATCGCCCCGGTAGCGGATGCGGAAGATGGTGGCAGCTTCGGACGATGAGCCGAAGGAGCGCATGAACTCCTCAGTGCTGGATTGCACGAGCTGGGCACGAACGCTGGCAACAGGTGCCCATCTCTCCGTCTCGGTCCCGTAATCGTCCACCGTGCGGCTGAGGCGTTGGATTTCGATTGTTCTATCAAGCTTCCCGGCCCGCATCACTGCACCTCCATCACGTTGGCCGTAAGGCTGAGGATGCCGTGCGAATGGGTGCCGTTCGGATCACGCAAGAAGCGGCTGGAGGTCACATACAGGTCGGCAACGTGCAGGCCGGTGGCATTCCAGTTGGCATCCGTGAGGGCTTCACGGACGGCACCCGCCACCTGCTTTGAGAACATCAGGCCGGTTTCCTTCTGCCAGATATGCACGTCCAGAAACACGTCATGGCGGCGGCGGGCGATGTCTCCCCCGGGCACCGTCTGCCCCTCACCGATGAGGATGGAGGGGAAGGTTGCCGGGGTGCCGTTGCGGTCCACGACTGAGGCGGCAGGCACAAGCGCCGTCACCGCCGTGGCAGACACAAGACGGGCGCGGATTGACTTCTGGAGTTCGATGCTTGCTTCCATCACCGTGCCTCCTTCACTGCCTTGCGAATTGCCCGCTTGATGCGGTTTGTGAGGGTCCTCTTGCGGAGGCGGTAGGCTGGCCAGAAGAACGGCTGCGCTGCGGCTTCTGCTGTTCCATGCTCCACGAGATGAGCGTAGCGAACATCAGAATTTCCCGCCGTCACGAGCACCTGATTTTCCCGGGCCGTGGTGCTGCCTCCCGGATGACTATATGGCGGGGTGGTTTCGCCCGGTGCGGCGACGTGGATGCTCTTCTGCAAATCTCCTGTGTCCACCGGGGCAAGGGTCCGCATGGTCACGCTGAGGTCACGGCCTGCGGTGATGAGTGCCGGTTCCACCGCCTGCTTGACCGCCTTCGGGATGGCCTCCAGTCGCCGGGAAAGACGCTGTGTCTGTTTGCTCAAAACACATACTCCCGATACGGGGCGATGAGCTGCCAGACGCCGAACGGCACTTCCTCAGCACTAACGCCCACGAGCGAGGCTTCCCGGTTCTCATAGAAGTGGCCGGTGAGTTGGAGGATGGCTTCCCGCACGTCTTCGGGAACGCCGCTGGAGCTGCCGAAGCCAGATGCTAGGGTGAAGCCTAGCAGGTTCGCGATATGCGCCTCAGCCGCATCGATCTTGCCTTGAATGAGGGCGTCATCCTCATCCACCGTGACGTTCAAATGCGCCTTGGCCGTAGCCAGCGAAACGATGCTCATTGGCAATTCTCCTGATGCAAATCGCGCACGTGCCTATCCCCGCCGGTCCTTTGGCTATGGGTGAAAGTTTGGACGTACCCGGGGGTATGGGTGGCCATAGGGTGATCGCCCCTGTAAGGTTCGTGGTCATTCATGAGAGGAGAGCGCTGGTGTCGGACTTCGAGGAGCGCGGGAACCACTACCTGCAAAGGAAGACCATCTCTCACTCCACCGGAACGGTGGAGTATTGGGAGGTTGGCGATATCATCCGCGTGGGCGGTGTGGAGCGCTACCGCGCGTCCAGCGACTTTGCAGGCAAGACGCGGGAAGAAGCCATTCAGTGGATTGAGCGTCAGCGGTAACAACGGCCTCATGCAGCTTCACTCCATGTGCGGAAGGCTGTGGATATCCTGTGGATGAGCTGTGTATTCCTGTCCCTCCGAACGGCTGCGCTCATCCGGGAGATGACACGGCGGTTGCGAGGCGTGTTCACCTGCAAGGGTGTGGTGAGGGTGCGCTTTACCGTCCAACCAGACACGAGACGGGCATGCAAGGTGCTCACGCTTATTCCCAGCTCATGTGCCCACGCGGTCAGGTTCTGGGTCTTCCCGCGATAGGTCAACATGACGGCACCGGGATGAGGCTCTGCATACCGCTGCCGTTGTTCCCGCAACTCTTCATCATCAAGAATGCGGTTACCGCATGCCCTCAGGTAGACGCCGCTCATGGACAGGCCGGTGATCTTCGCCACCTGCTTCGCCGTCATCATCTGCCCCTTGTATGAGTAGAGGCGTCCCCGCTTCTTCCTCGCTTCATCCACGGGCTGCCCTCGCTTGATGCGGGCATAGATCACCCTCGGATTGATGCCGGTCAGCTCCGCAATCTCAGCCACCGACAACCATTGCCCACGAAACTGGTGGCGCTTGGCTGGCTTCAAGCTGAGGAGATGCGGGTGCATGCGAACATCAGCGCCGCTCATGATCTCTTCTCCTGCGATTGCAGCGGGCCATCGTGGCAAGGCTGGCATGCGGGCACCCACTTGCTGCGGTCCCAGAAGATGGCCTTGTCGCCTCGGTGAGGGGTGGAGTGGTGGACGATGGTGGCGGATGCACCGCAACGGGCGCATGAAGGATGCTTGGCGAGGAAGCCTTTGCGGGCGCTTTCCCACTTGCTGTCATAGCCACGCTGGCGAGCTGTAGGACGCTGGGCATCATGTCTGGCCTTGCGCTCACGATCCCGCGCAATGGCATGCTCACAGCGCTGGCCGCTGGCAAGAACACAACCACAAGCGCGGATGGATGGAGCGCGGTACGGCATCAATGCGCCTCCCGTCGATCAAACAAGTCAAGCTCATATCCCAGCACGGCAGCCAGACGTTCCACCTGATCTATGCTCAAGCGGCCACTGTTTTGGACGGACCTACGAAACACGCTTCGTTGGACGTTCGCATCTCGGCAGAGGGTTCGTGTCGGAAGCCCTTGCTCCTGCCTGATGGTATCGATGCGAGACGCCCAACTGGTCACGCTGCCTCCTTCACCGTGCCGAAGGATGAGAAGACGCTGCGGAACTTCTCCTCCAGCGGACGGTCGTCATCAGGCTGGGCTTTCTCGTTGTTGCCATAGATGGACTTGAGCATTTCCAGCCTGCCCTCATAGGCGAGCTGGATTTCTGCCGGGGTGGCATCAAGAGCGACTTCCGGTGCCCATCCCAACCAGCCGGTGGCCTTCTTGTAGAGGTCGTGAAGGTAGTCCTTGAACGGGACAGATTTGGCAGCCTTGCCCCTCGGTGCAGCCTTGGGGGCATCGTCCCGGTCTACCCCCGCGCATGCCATCACGTATTGCAGCAAGGCAGGCTTGAGGCCGTCCAGCTCATCCATGATGCGGTTGGGCAGGAAGTCGAGATCGGTATGGGGCTGGATGATTTCCACGGCAGCGGTCAGGCTCCCGTCCATGATGTCACGGGTGAGATTTTGGAAGCTGCCGGGGCGGCGCTCCAGCTGGATGGCAAAGCGCAGAGAAGGCCGCAACGTGACGGCCTCCTTCGCGATGGTTACAGTGATTTCCTCTGCTAGCCGCATGTGTCACCTGCTTAGGTAGCCGATGCCAGCACTTCGATAATCGGCCCGCTGATGGCGAGTTCGAAGGTCGTGGTTACAATGCTGTCGGCATCGTTGAAGGCGTTGCGACGGGATGCGACGATGGCAGAAAAGTAGAAGACAGAACCTTTGGGCGAAGCACCGGCAGATGGCTTGTCGTTCAACTCAATTTTGAAGTTGTAGGTCCCGCTGGCCTGTTCTGCGGCCACGAGCGCAGTATAGCCGGTATCGGCGCTATCACGGGCGATCTGGAGCGAAAGGGTTCCATTATCGCGGCTGCCCTTTAATTTCCTTACGTATTCTTGATCCACGAACTTGCCGGTGACGATCTCGGCTTCGCTGCCTGCTTCGCCCACGTCCATGATGTTGGCAATCGCGGTCCACGTGTCGCCTGCATAGGCGGTAGCGGTGGCGAAGGAAGCCGTGGTTCCGATGGAAACCTTCGTCTTCGCGGTGGTTGTAATACCCATCTTTGGGTTCCCTTTCAGAGCTGATGAGGATGAGGTGGACGGGCGAAACGCAATCGACTTGCGTTTGCCCTCGGCGGCTTAGGAAGCTGCGATCTTGACCTTCACGAACCGGTCGGGATGGGTCACGTCACCGCCCACGCGCTTGCGGGCGTGGAAGACGGTGATGCCGTTGGTTGCACGTGTGAAAGGATCAACCAGCACGCTGAGGCCAACGCGGTCCACGATGCGGTAACCGGAGAAGTCACCGAACACGATGGGGAAGGCACCGGCTGCCACGTTCGGCATGTCCACGGCTTCGATGACCGGACGGCCAAGGAGGGTGGACGGTTGGCCCGCTTGGATGGATGGCTGCCACAGGTAGGCACCCTGCGCATCCTTGAGCTTGCGGATGCTTGCCAGCACCGTGCGGTTCATCATCCATGCGCCGTTCTGGGCATGGACGCTCGGCAGCTTCGCCATGGCGTCGATAAGCATGTCCGCCGGTGCAGAACCCAACGTGGAAGCGGCACCGGAAACAACCGTCTGTATGCCTTCCGCCACGAGAATGCCCTTTGGCTTTCCGACACCGTTGCCAGCGACGAACGCGGCACCCTCCTTGAAGCCGAAGTCCTCGGCAAAGGCGTTGCGCAGCTCGGCTTCCACGTCATATGCGGAATCCTCAAGGAGCTGCTTCGACACAGGAACGAATGTTGCCAGCTCATAGGGAGCAAGCGTCACCTGCCCGTAGGTCAAGCCGCTTTCCGGGCGATCTTCGATCTCGGCCACCCACTGCGCGTTCGTGCCCGTGAGGCGCTTCGGATATTTGATCTCCGGGCCTGCGATGGTGATCACCCGCGCATAGTTGCGGATAGGCGAGAACTCAGCCGTTGCCCGGATGATCTCGCTGCCGAAGGTCTCCGGTGCCAGGAAGCCTGCGCTGGCATCGTTGCCCACGGTAAGAGCACGATGTTCTTCCGGGTTGAGGGCGGCGGCACCACGGCGGAGGTAGACGCCGAAAGCGCGGGTTTCAGCAGAAGGTTCATCGGAACGCTGTTCCTGCTGCTGTCCCGGACGGTTGAGGCGGGTCTCCATGGCAGCCAGCCGCTCGGTCAGACCACGGACTTCCGTCTCATGGGCGGTGTGGCGTTCTTCGGCAGCGGCGCGGAGTTCTTCCACGGCAGCGGTTGCGACGGCCAGCGGGTCATCTTCGCGGGTCTCAATCGGCAGCGCCGAACGGACTTCAATCTTTTCATGCTTCATGGGGTCAATCCTTTCGGAGCGTTGCGATGGTGGCCTGCACGGCCCGGGTGAAGGCCGAAATATCGGCCATGGCGCGCACCTGCTTGATGCGGGCGTTGCCTGCGCTGGGCAGTGCGACGAGGGAGATTTCGACAAGATCGATGTCGGTCAGGATGCGGAGGCCGTTGGAAGCGCGTTCGGCTCCACGGGCGCGGAAGCCGATGGAGAGGCCGGACAGAGCACCCGCCTTGAGGAGAGCGTGAGCTTCCTTGCCCTTGGCCGTTTCCGTGACGAGCTTGCCGGTGACAGCAAGGCCGGTGGCATCCTCCCGGATGTCCGTCCAGACGCCCACTACCTCCCGCGTATCGTGTGCCCACAGCATGGGTGGCCTCACGTTGCGGGCGTGGTGTTCGGAAAGGGTACGGGTGAAGGCACCACGCTTTACGATCTCGTTAAAGCTGTTCCGCTCGTCGAAGACGGCGGCATGGCCGGTGAAGCTTCCTGCATCGTCAGCAGCGAAACGGATATCGAAGTCCAGCGCCTCACGGTTCATGGCTTCGCGTGTTTTGAGTGAAATCAATTTCATTTCATGCATTGGCCTTCTTCCGAATTTTGGGGCGAGGCTGGACGACGGGCTGCGGGCCAAGCATCAGCGTTTGCAGGATGGCCGTGGCGAGCGTGTATGACTTCACCAGCGGGGCCGGGGTCACGTAAGCAGCAATCAGAGCGGCAGCCTCTTCGGGGTCAGTACCCGCACCAATCAAAGCCAAGCGGATGGTCTCGGTGACTTCGGCAGCCGTGAACTCTTGCGCGACGACGCGACGGACGATGCCGCCTATGCCCGCGTGACAAATCCGCTCAAGCTCGATGACCATGGGCATCGTCAGACAGAAGTCGTGCATGTCGTCGCCAAGAAAGCCCCGATAGGTCGTGTCACTCATTGCTGGAGGCTCCCGGTGCTTTGCCGCTGGTCGTGAAGGGGTTTTCCAGCTTGTTGCCGTCCGGCATGTCGGGCAGGTTTTCGAGGCGGCGGGCTTCGTTGGCCGTCATCACGCCTGCGCTGCGGAACTGGCTGATGGCCGTGGCGCGTTCGGTCGCATTGCCCTGCAAGAGGCCGTCCACCACGAACTCAATGCTCACTTGAGCTGTGCGGTCTTCATCGGTCAGCAGAACGCGGCGATAGGCTGCTTCCCAGCCCTTGATCCACGGCATCAGCGAGAACGTCACAAGCTGCCGGTTAGCTTCGGTGATGTTGCTCCACGTGGCCCGGGAGAAGTCGGCAAGGAAGGTCGGGGGAATGTTGAAGGCGCGGGCGATCTCCACGATCTGGAATGCCCGCATTTCTGCAAACTGAGCATCCACAGACGAGAATGCCAGCGGGGTGAAGCTGCCCCCTTCTTCGAGGACAGCAGTGCCCCCGCTGGCTGCGCCGGATGTTGCGGCCTGCCATGAGGCCTTGATGCGCTTGGCGACTTCTGAACCGAGTTTCTGAGGGAAGGACAGGATGCCGGATGGACGGCCACCATTCGCGAAGAGACGAGCTGCATGGGCCTCAAGGGCTACGCAAAGCGCAATGGCCTCCTTCGCGGTCTTCACCGGAGCTTGGCCGGTTAAGCCGTTGTGGGAGGCCACAGGACGGACGTGCAGCACGTCACGATAGTGGTAGAGCTTTTGAACGGTGTTCTCTTGGTAGCGATAGACCGGTTCCCCGGTGCGCTCATCGACTTCCACGGCCACTGCCGTGGGGGTCAGGCGGATGAGTTCGATCACCCGCTTGTCCGTGCCCCGGTTGGCATAGGCAAAGCCACCACCGTGCAGCAAGGCGTCGATGGTGAGCTGCGACCGGAGCGCACCTGCGCTTGTCCAGTCGTTGGCATCACGATGCACGAGCGCATGCACGGGATGTTCTGGAGCCGGTTCCCTGCCGCCGTTGGCTGCTGGCTGATATGCCTTCACAGGAAGAGTGCCAAGTACCCCCGAAAGGAGTTCAACGGCGGCACGGACGGCAGGGACAGAAAGGGCAGCTTGTGGAGTGACCGCGATACCAGATACGGCGGGTGTCGCCCCAAACAGCTCCAGCAGCCACGGTTCAGGGTCAGCGAGTGAACGCTGTTCCTGCCCAGAACGGACTGCCGTTTCAGACTTCGAGAAAGGCCACATGGAGGACAACCGGACAAGCTTTACGTGATCGCTTGCGGGTGTCCTCCCGCTCAATTGACCATCAAGGCACCTCGATAGGTGCGGGTCAATGAAGCATCTGGAATATATGAGATGGGCGGGCTGAGGTCAATCCGTGGCCGGTTCTGGTCCCACCCTAGCCGGGAACTATGTGCGCACTATCAGGTTCTCCGGTCGCGAAAGGACGATCAGAATGCCGCGCTACTTCCTCCACCAGCACCACACCTATTGCGATCTAATCGACCCCGAAGGTTCAGAGCTTCCCGACCTAGCGGCAGCTCAACAAGAAGCGCGGGAGGGTATACGTGCCATTGCGGCGGAGTGCTTGAGGGGCTGGCGAACGTTCGAGCTTGTCAGCATGCGCATCTGCAACGAACAAGGCACCTTGTTGGCAGAGGTCTTCGCGGGTGAGGCGATCACGGAAGTCATTCCGGTTGGGGCCATAACATCTGGTGCGATGCCTCACCGTGGCGAAAGCTAGGGGGCTTTGGGGGTGAGGCTATCGGGCCGAAGGCCTATTCTTCCCGAGAACAGGTTAGAGTTTTTCCGGGAGATCATGCGAGGCTTGAGGGTCTTCCCGAAAGTCCTCGCCCTATTTATTTCGTTAGAAATGAATAGGAAGATCATCAGAGTTTAAACTGACAGAGTTATATAGCCCGTCCTTAAATAAGGACGCGCTTAGCACGTCCACTATAGCCCAAAATCGAAGGACACCCTAGAGCGTCCTCATTTGATGACGCCCTTAGAGTGTCAGTGATTTCCTACTTCGGTGCATTGAATGGATAACTATCCTCTTTTGCAAAAATGCCTTGCCCGTTCATTTTCGCTTCGTGCATATCCCATGGCGTGAGGGACTTTTGCATCTCATCCCAATCGAGGCTTATCCATAGCAATGTCTCAGGTTTCGATGGGTCAAGCTTCATCTGCCGCGTCGTTACGAAAGAGCATTTCTGCTTTAGTCGCGGGAGGGCGCGGTTCTTCATCTCGCTCGGCGTAAGCCCTGCCGATAATGCCCAGTCGTCCCGGCTCATCGCGATCCATTCCATCCCCATTCGATTGAGAAATTTGGTGCCCTTCTTTTCGCGATAGAGCCAAAGGCCCACTATGCGCTGGAGAAGGGCGGCAGCCGCCCAATCACCCCCTGTAAGGTTTCGGCATATGGCAAAGTGGCCGGGGTTTGGCGGGCGTTTGATCGTCACCGTATCTAAGGTCATCGTTTCGGTCCCGTAATGAAATTGATTGCATCAACTGCGGGCCGTGGTAACTTGAAGGGGTGATTGTTCCTCTATGTTACCACCGCGCACGAGAAGCCCCGGGCTAGTCCTCCGGGGCTTTTCTTTTAGGGGTAAGGGCTGTTAGCCAATCGAGGAAAAAGCGCTTTCGGGTCAAGGTGCCGGTTTGGCAGGATTAGCCGACCTAACCCATTGTTAAAGCACACTTGTGCTTCAACCTCCGGGCCCACCATTTCAATA